CACTGGAGGCCAATGCGTGGACGTACGACATCGGCGGGGACACGCTCCGAAAGCTGGAGGTTCGCACCTGATGTCAGACATAAGGACGCACAGCCGGAAACGCCAAGTCGAGGATCAAGTCTGGAGCCAAGTCTGGGACCAAGTCCGGGACCAAGTTGGGTGCCAAGTCTTGGACCAAGTCTGGGACCAAGTCTGGGACCAAGTCCGGGGCCAAGTCTGGCTCCAAGTCGGGGGCCAAGTCGAGGCCGCTTTGCGACGTAAGCCATGAAGGATTCAGGCCAATGAAAAGCTGTAAGAATAAAGTCTGGAGCCAAGTCCGGGACCAAGTCAGGCTCCAAGTCGGGGGCCAAGTCTGGTCCCAAGTCAGGGACCAAGTCTGGGGCCAAGTCTGGCGCCAAGTCGAAATCCAAGCCCGGGACCAAGTCAAAGGCCAAGTCAAAGGCCAAGTCAGGGACCCAATCCGGGCCGCTATGCAGCAGGACCAAGTCGAGGCGGAAGTCTTTAAGGACGCAGCCCGATGAAAAGCTGTAAGTATGAAGTCCGGGGCCAAGTCTGGGGCCAAGTCTGGTCCCAAGTCGGGAGCCAAGTCTTGCGCCAAGTCGAGGTCCAAGTCGAGGAACAACTCAAGGACCAAGTCAGGGGCCAAGTCAGGGACCCAATCTGGGCCGCTATGCAGCAGGACCAAGTCGAGACGGAAGCTATGAAGGACGCAGCCCGATGAAAAGCTGTAAGCGCAAAGTCGAGGCCGCTCTGCGGCGAGACAAGTCAGGAAAGCTGTGGCCGCAGACTATAATCGGTATTGACTCTGGCCGACAACCCGCATAAACTCGCCGAGAAACCACGACAGTCAGACACCAACAATAGCTAATCGTAGGAGCCTTCGATGAGCAAGACGACAGTGAAGAAGTACAAGTGGTATGCCGATGGCTGTAATACAGAGTTGACAGCCGACGAGGTTCTCATAAAGCTAGGCCCTGTCTTCTGCGGGGTGATGAAGACCATGAACGAATGCGACGGGGACATTTGGATGTCCGACTACCAGAAACTTATGGGCCTGTTCTGGAACCTGCACACGAATAATCTTGATGAGAGCAACAGTAATGTCTGAGACTGATCGCATTGGTAATATCTGGGAGAAGCGGCGGATGTCCCGGATCGACCCGGACTTTCACCCTGTCCGCAATCCCCCAGAGTTTCGTGACCTGTACGGTAAGTACTACGACCCGGAAGTCTGGGTCATCGTCGGGAAAGTCCACGACCAGACAGTCCGGTAGTTGGGGCGATGATTCCCCCACGACACCGGCTGGTACTCAGACCGGATTTCCTTATCAGTAAATGTGACCGTTACGAATGGCAGTCGCAGCACGATGGGTTCCATAGTTCTGGATTCCTTTCCACAGTTTTTCCCACGTAAACAAAGGCTTACGTGCCCCTGCGGGGCCTCGCTTTCTTGATGTCGGCATCATGTCGAAGACATCGAAGACAAGTGTAGACAACATGTAAGTCATGACGATATTCTCCGGGTAACTTCGTTCTACAGAGAATATAAGTCATCCCATTGTGCAGTGCAACATGAAACCCCACAGGGGAAGGAACCAGTGATGTCAGATCACAAGTCAGAGATCGTCAAGGCACACATCCCGTGCCACAAGTGCGGATCGTCAGACGCAGGAGCCGTCTACTCCGACTCGCACTTCCATTGCTTCAGTTGTCTCACCACAGAACAATCCTACACAGGGGACGAGGTGATCGTCCCGGAGGTACACAGTATGGCATCCGCCGCTATCCCGCTCGAACCACCACGCCTTGCATCCAAGCTGTCCGGCCTTGGCCCGGCAGCACTCCCTGACCGTAAGCTGTCGGCTGCGGTGCTGGAACGGTACAACGTGAAGGTCACCAACGACAGACACCTGTACCCGTACTACGACGAGAACCGGCAGCTTGTCGGAATCAAGACCCGGTTCACGGCGAACAAGACGTTCTCGTGGGAGGGTACGTCAGGGAATACCTACCTGTTCGGTATCCAGAACTTCCCTCGTGCGTCAGCCAAGTCCATCACCGTCTGCGAAGGGGAGATTGACACACTGGCTGCATTCCAGATGAACGGGGCCAAGTGGCCGGTCGTCGGTATCCCGTCAGCCACCGCACTCCGGGCCGTCAAGGATCATCTGGAGTACCTTAGCTCGTTCGAGAATATCTATCTCTGCATGGACAACGACGAGGCAGGGAAGAAGGCGAAGAACGACATCGCCGCCCTGTTCGAGCCGGGCAAGTGCAAGATCGTTGACGTCTCCCCGCTGAAGGACGTGGGCGAATGGTTGGCCGGGGGCAAGGCAGAGGACTTTGTCCGCCGCTGGTGGAACGCCGTCGAGTACACCCCGGACGGCATCGTCCGAGGCTCCGGCCTGTGGGAGAAGCTGACCACTGCTGACGACACCGTCTCCGTCCCTTACCCGTACGCCGGGCTTCAGGAACTGACGTACGGTATGCGGAAAGAAGAACTGGTGACGATCACCGCCGGGTCCGGGCTTGGCAAGTCGGCCTTCGTCCGTGAACTTATGTACCATCTGCTGAACGTGACCGAGGATAACATCGGGTGCATGTTCCTCGAAGAAGGCGTCAAGCGGTCGGCCCTTGGCATCATGTCGATGGCTGTCAACAAGCCGCTCCATCTGCCCGACACCGAGTACACCCCGGAGGAGTTCCGCCGGGCATTCGACGAGACGTTGGGGACAGACCGTATCTTCTTCTACGATTCGTTCGGGTCGAACACGCTGGAGAACATCATCAGCCGGGTCCGACACATGGCGAACGGACTCGACTGCGAATGGATCGTCCTCGACCATCTGTCCATCATCGTCTCCTCGCAGGAGAACGGGGACGAGCGGAAGGCTATCGACGAGATCGTGACGAAGCTGCGGACCCTGATTCAGGAGACGAAGGTCGGGCTGATCATGGTGTCGCATCTCCGCAGACCGCAGGGTCAAGGCCATGAGGATGGGGCAGAGACCAGCCTGTCACAGCTTCGAGGCTCTGCTGCCATCGCCCAACTGTCCGACATGGTCATCGGGCTGGAACGTGACGGTCAGCATGAGAACGAGATCGTCCGCAACACGACCCGTGTCCGTGTCCTGAAGAACCGCTTCTCCGGGACGACAGGTCCGGCCACCCACCTGTACTACGACAAGGCGACAGGACGCTTGACAGAGATCGACGATCCGTCGCAGACTGATACCCCGGTCATGGACAACTCACCACTGGCGGACTTCACATCATGACAGTTTACGGATACGGCATCAACGATCTTGACGAACCCGCACGTATATACAGTGGTGGTAAGAAACGCCATTGTCCGTTTTATAAGACATGGGCTAACATGATTAAACGGGCATACTACGAAAAATGTAAAGTCTCCCAGCCAACATACGAGGGCGTGACAGTTACCCCCGAGTGGTGGTCGCGCCGGGCGTTTACAGAATGGATGAGGGGTCAGGAATGGGAAGGTCGTCATCTTGACAAAGACATTCTCTGGCCCGGTAATAAAATCTATGCCCCGGACAAATGCCTGTTTGTCCCACCCGAGATTAACAATCTTCTGACAAACCGCGCAGCAGCCCGTGGTGAGTACCCAGAGGGCGTTTCATACCGCAAACAGAGAAAAAAGTTTGAGGCTTACACAAGCATAAAAAATAAATTCACACATATCGGCTACTTCACCGACGTAAACGAGGCAGAGTGTGCTTTCCTCCGGGCCAAGATTGGTGAGATACGCCGGAAGGCAGACGAGTACCCCGGACCAATAAGTACTGGACTTCACCGGCACATTGCTGTTAGAGAACAGCGACTGCAAGAACTGGAAGCGATCCTATGCCAGACTCCGACGTCATCGTTGACATCGAAACCGACGACCTCGCAGCAACTATCATCCACGTTGCTGTAGTCCAGAACATCAAGACCGGGGAACAGACTGTCTTCACCGGGGCCAACATGACTGACCTCCCCGCTGTACTCCAGTCTGCCCGGACGATCTACGGACACAACGCTGTCGCCTTCGACATCCCGGTGATCAACCGTCTGCTGGGGGCCGGGATCGACACCGCCAAAGTCCGGGATACCATGCTCATCAGCCAGTTGCTCTGGCCTGACCGTCCCGGCGGACATTCGCTCCGGGCTTGGGGTGAACGGGTCGGGTCGTCCAAGATCGACTTCCACGACTGGAGCCTTGGCGAGTCGGCAGAGATGATCGAGTACTGCCGACAGGATGTCAGGCTCACCGGCCTTGTCCTCCGCGACTTACAGGCAGAGGCTGCCCGGATGGACCGGCGTGGCGGCGGTGCTAGTTGGAAGACAGCCCTCGACACAGAGCATCGTGTCCGGGCTATCATGAACGAGGTCGAGGCTGCCGGGTACCTGCTCGACGTTGCGACTGCGTCTGCCCTTGTTGCCCGGCTGACAACCGAGATCGCCGAGATCGAGGTTGACGTACTTGCCGGGACTCCGCCGATACCCAAGCCGAAGCGTGTCGTCCAGCCCCGGTACAAGAAGGATGGCAGCCTGTCCACCATCGGACTACGCCATCTGGGGGACGACTGGGAATCCTGCGGGGGAGACCACACGGCAATCGACTGGGTGGTCTTCAACCTCGGCTCCCGTCAGCAGATCGGGGAACGCCTGATCCGGAAAGGCTGGAGACCGGAACGGTTCACCGAGCAAGGTCAGCCGATGGTTGACGAGGGGACGCTGTCCGGTATCGACCTGCCACTTGCCCGGAAGATCAGCCGGTACCTGCTGCTCCAGAAACGTGTATCCCAGATCACATCGTGGATCGACAAGGTTGACGACGATAGCCGTGTCCGCTGCCACTACAGGACACTGGGTGCTATAACGCACCGCATGTCGTGCAACACCCCCAACCTCCAGCAAGTCCCCGGACCACAGTCGGAGTACGGGTCGGAGTGTCGGGCTGTCTGGACTGTCCCGGCAGGTCATCAGCTTATCGGTACCGACCTTGCAGGTATCGAACTGCGCTGCCTTGCCCACTATCTCAACGACCAGAAATACACAGAGGAACTGATCCATGGCGACGTTCACACAAGAACTCAGGAACTTGCTGGACTCCCTGACCGTGCTGGAGCAAAGACTTTCACGTACGCTCTGCTTTACGGGGCAGGAGATGCCAAGCTGGGAACAATTGTCGGAGGAGGAGCAGCAGATGGCGCTGCTATTAGGGCAAGGTATCTCCGTAACATGCCATCATTTGCAAACCTACAGCGGTCAGTTACCACAGCCGCCCGGACAGGGTTCATCCGGGGGATCGACGACCGGGTTCTCCGGATCAGGTCGGAACACGCTGCACTGAACACGCTGCTCCAGTCCTGCGCTGCTGTCGTTGCCAAGCGGTGGCTGATCAGGATGTACGACCTGATGGCCGAGTCAGGACTTGACGCGACTATCATCGCCATGATACACGACGAACTCTGCATCGAGGCAGCCGGGTCTGTCGATCCGTCCGTCATCGGTGAGATGTCAAAGACTGCTGTCCGTCAGGCAGAGGCAGACCTCAACTTCAACTGTCCGCTCGACTGTGACTGGAAGGTCGGACACAACTGGTCGGAGACACACTAATGATTGAAGTTCAATTATCAACAGAAGATTTGGAAGAAGCCAAGAAGCTGTCCGTTTCCATGGGAACGCTTAATAATTCTATTACGAGTGGCTCTGGAAATATTGCTGGGTTCCTTGGAGAGATCGCCGCAAGACGGCTATATGGAGGAACAATTAAGCATACGTATCAATACGATTTAGTACTGCCGGACGGTCAAACCGCAGACGTAAAGACTAAGCAGACATCTGTTATGCCAAAAGTATATTACGACTGTTCAGTGGCTGACTTCAATCCCAACCAGCAGTGCGACCTTTATATCTTTTGTCGTGTCCACTACAATAAAAAAACATGTTGGGTTCTTGGCCACTACGATAAACAACTATATATACAAAATGCTCGTTTCTTAAAGAAAGGTCAGCTTGATGGCGACAACGGATTTATAGTCAAGGCTGACTGCTATAACATGATGATCAGCGAACTGGAGATGCCCGATGTGGATCGTACAGCAGCAGAGTGACGGACTGTGGCGTGACGTCTGCCGGTTCGACGACGAGACAGACGCAGAACTTTACGCCATG